ATATTTTCCAGTGTCTCCGTAGGTAGTAAATATATGCATAGTTTATTACGGAGATACTATGTTAGACCAAACAACAGAACAAGCAGTAGAACAAACACAAGATTCAGCGGCACCAGCTGAAGGCGCAGTTCAATTACAGTTGCAGGACCTATTATTGTCTGCACAGGTAATTCAACTAGCCAGTCAACGTGGTGCAATCAAAGCAGAAGAAATGGAAGCAGTGGGCGGTCTATACACACGCCTGGTTAAATTCCTACAGGCCAGTGGCGCATTACAACCAGAACCACAAGCCGACGCTCCTGTTGAAGAAACTCCAGCAGAAACAACTGCGGAATAAAAAGGAAAATAAAATGATTAAACATGTCGGCAAACACAATAGCAAGAAGATTGTATTACTATGGCGCAAGGTTCCAAATGAAAACCATATGGCTCTATTGCTTTATAGCGATACACTCCCACGTATGATTCACGACGAAGTGATGAAGGCGTTAGAAAGCCCAATCGGTCAAAATGCAACAGACTTTAGCGATGTACTGTTCCGTACAGTTATGGCCGATGGTCGTAATGCATTGGAAGTATTACATAAAGAAGGTTTTATTAAGAAGGTTCCAACAAGCCAAGTCTTAATTACTCCGACAAGCAAATCTACAGTACGTCTTGATGAACTAAACAACATCCTAGACGAAATGGAGCAAGGTGAGCAGGCTATCAAACGTTTGTCAGATTTAGACAAAGAAGCCGGCATGGTAGGTAAGAAGAAAGTACGCGAAGGTCGCGAAGTTGGTATGCCGCCAAACAACTCTAGTGTAAGCAGAACTAATCTTGACGTTGATTCAACAGCAAGTGCAGCCGCATACATTAAAGGTGCATTGTCGGACGACGACTTAGCCTCTGATCGATTAAATCAAGCTCAAGCAATGCAAAAACAAGCCGAGCAATTATTAGCCGAAGCTAAACGATTGACAGAAGAAGCACAAAAACTTTCACCTGCGAAAAATGCCAAAACAACAAGAGCCAAAAAAGCCACGACGTCCAAAAAGCAAGCGGCTTAATTTTAATAAAAAAGACCAGTGGGAAAAGTTGCTCAAAGAAGTAAACAAAGAGCAAGTTCCTATTGGCGTACTACGTTACATTACAGTTAATCTCAAAGACGGTACCAGTGTCGATGTTAACATTGCAGAAATGCTAGAAGATGGCGCTGAGCCGGCCTTTGTAGAGAAACTAATTAACAGTAAACTTGAAGCCCTGGATGATGTTATTAAAGACGTTGACTTTCATATCAGCGTTGATGCAGTATCTAAGGTTGTTCAACCTTTCACAGATCAATTACTTAAAGACTTATGATTAATGCCATATTTGCCGTTGACTTCAACGGTGGTATGGGGTTTAACGGTTCATTGCCGTGGCCTCATAACGCTGAAGATTTACAGCAGTTTAAAGACCTTACTACCGGACATGTTGTAGTATGCGGACGTAAGACTTGGGACGATCCAAAAATGCCCAAGCCCTTGTTGAATCGTACTGTGTATGTTGCTACTCATAGACCAGTAGCATACGCAACACCATTTAGTGGTGACATCCCAAAACGCTTACTTGAAATAGAAGCTGCTCACCCAGATAAAAAGATATTTGTTATCGGTGGTGTTGAGCTACTAGAAGCAACACGATCCTTATTGGACAGGATATACTTGACACATATCAAGGGTTCGTATAAAGTAGATACTAGGATATATGTAAAAGAATTCCTGGCAGGATTTATTCCAGTAAGAGCACAAGTAAGTAAAGATTTTCAATCAACATTCACAGTCTATGATCCAATATTTAAACGCACTAAAACAAGTCCTTGAACAAGGCGAACAAACTGATGATCGTACCGGTGTAGGAACAATAAGCCTATTTGGTATGCAACAACGTTACGATTTATCCAAATCGTTCCCTGCCGTAACAACAAAAAAATTAGCATGGCGAGCCTGCGTAGGTGAGCTTCTATGGATGATTGAAGGCTCAGGCAACGAACGTAGACTAGCAGAAATTACACACGGTACTAGCGACGGTACTGTTACTATATGGACACCAAACGCATTGGCGCCATATTGGAAACCACATGCACAATCGGAAGGCGACCTGGGTCGTGTATACGGAGTACAATGGCGCCATTGGCGTACTGCCCAGCACGTTAAGTCTGGAAGTTTTAAAAACGACTCCGGAAGTTATTTTAGTGTACAAGGTGGAATACAGGAAGTAGAAACAGATCAGTTACGCAATTTAATTGAAGGTATTAAGCGTGACCCGCACGGACGTCGACACATCCTATCTGCATGGAACCCTGGTGAATTAGACCAGATGGCCCTGCCCCCGTGTCATGTTCTAGCTCAGTTTTATGTAAGCAAGGATGGCAAGTTGAGTTGTCAGATGTACCAAAGATCTATGGATACTTATTTAGGTGGTCCATTTAATATTGCCTCGTATAGTTTGCTAACACATATGATTGCACAGGTATGTGGACTAGGAGTTGGCAAGTTTATACATGTTATTGGCGATGCACATATCTACCTAAATCATATCGAACAAGTAAAAGAACAACTATCTCGTGGACCACTCCCAGCACCACAACTGTGGCTCAATCCGGATATTAGTGATATTACTAAATTCACCATGGATGATATTAAACTATTAAACTACCAAAGTCACCCATCATTGCCTGCCCCAATGGCAGTTTAGCTGTTAAAAGGTACTCCGTTTAACTAATCAGCATAAATAAACTAAACGGAGATAATTATGCAAGGAATATACTGTATAGAACACCCAGAATCTGGTCGTAAGTATTACGGCAGTTCGATGAATGTTGAAAAACGATTAACCGGACACAAACGGGAATTAAGAAATCAAATACATCATAATATACAACTACAAAGAGCTGTAAACAAATACGGAATTAGTGAGTTTAGATTTTTCCTAGTAGAAGAAACACAATTTGCTACTAGAAAAGAATTACTATTGTACGAACAAACTTACTTAGATAAAAATTGTGGGGGCTATAATATGGCTCCGGCTAACGGCGGCGATACTATAAGTAAACACCCCGACAATATTGCAATTCGAGCAAAAATAAGTCAATCGGTGCTATCAAGAAATCAAAAGCTAACCGATAAAGAGAAAAAAATAAAATATGGAAATGCCGGAAGTAAAAATGGTATGTTTGGTAAGACGCATACTAGAGAGGTTAAAGATAAACTTCGAACAAAAGCCACAGGAAATTCATACGCTGTTGGTGCATTCAGATCACCCGAGTATCGAGAAAAAATTAGTAAGGCAATGAAGGGAAATTTAGTTGGAGATAAGAACCCATTTTACGGAAAACATCACACTACCGAAACTAAACAAATTCTCAGAGAAAAAATGTCAGGCGAGAATAGTTGGATTAAAGGTATAGATCCCGCTTTACTTCCGTATACTAAAAATTATATAATAACGTATCCAACAGGAGAGATTAAACAAGTGGCCGGACTTAAAGCAATAGCAGAAGAATTTAAAGTTAGTATAGCAAACGCACATGCTACTATTAAACGCATGTCAACTGGTAAAATACCTAAGCGAGGTGTATTTGCTAATATTGTTATACAGGAAGTAGTATGAATATTCTAATTACCGGTGCAGCAGGTTTTATCGGACATAACTTAGTATATAAACTAGATAAACTAGGACACCAAGTACACGGTGTAGATAACTTTACTGATTACGGTATTATCTCCAAAGAGGAAATGACCACACTACACGACGCACGTCTTTGCGGTATGCTATCTAATACTGTTGATAGTGTAGACATTAGAAGTCCAGAACTCAGCAATGTATTTGCCAAGTGGAAGCCAGACCTAGTTATTCATTGTGCAGCATTTCCTCGTGCTAAGGTAGTAGACTTAAATCCCGAAGAAGGTTGTAGTGTACTAACACACGGACTAATTAATCTATTACGTTGCTGTGAAGAATATCAAGTTGGTAAGTTTGTTTATGTAAGTTCAAGCATGGTCTACGGTGACTTTGACATGTATGGCTACGAAGATATGCTTTGTAATCCACGAGGCATATATGGAATACTTAAACTTGCCGGTGAATCATTAACTCGAGATCACTGCGAGCGTACAGGGATGACATACACTATTATTCGTCCCAGTGCTGTGTATGGTCCCAAGGATGTACAAGATCGGGTGGTTAGTAAGTTCTTAACTGCTGCTATGCGCGGAGAAGAATTGCGTGTGTGCGGTGCTAACGAACTGTTAGACTTTACCTATGTTGATGATTGCGTATACGGTATTGCCAAGGCCTCATTGAGTACAAGAAGCTCAGGTAAAACATATAACATCACACGAGGCGATGCAAGACCCCTATTAGAGGCTGCAGAGCTTGCTATTGCTATTGCTGGTGGCGGTACCATTAAAGTAGTCGAAGCTAATCCAAGATATCCTAGTCGCGGTACACTAAGCAACATACGTGCCGGACAAGACTTTGGCTATCGCGGCATGACAGACATAGAACAAGGTTTCCAAAAATATTATGAATGGCTCAATAACTATCCCGTTCTTTGGGGTGGCACGTCAATATCAGACGCTACGTGAAGAATTGCTTGAAGCAATTGATTGGGTCTATAGTTCTGGCCAGGTCCTTGATGGCGTAAATACCAAACACTTTGAAACTGCTATAGCTCACCGTTGCGGGCGTCAGTTTAGTGTGGCAGTTAATAGCTGTACGCAAGGATTAATTCTTGCTCAAAGCGTATGTATTCCTAGAGCGAGCAAAGTGTTAATCCCTACATTAAGTTTTGCCGCTACCATTAATTCTGTACTAATGGCCGGCCACGAACCTGTATTATGTGACACAGATCAAAACGGTTTGATAGATTTAGAAAGCCTAGACTTTGCCTTAACTGGAGCCGGTGTTAATAGTATTTTGTATGCTAACTTATGGGGTCATGTCATTGACTGGCAAAAGTTTAAGATACATACAGAATTCTTTAATGAAGATATGTTTGTCATTGAAGATGCTGCACAGAGTTTTGGTGCATACTATCATGACACACCCAGCGGTAAGTTAGGTGATGTTAGCGTACTAAGTTTTGATCCTACTAAGAATTTAAACAACTACGGATCAGGCGGTATGATTTTAACTGATGATCCTGCTATCTATGAAGCATTACAAGACATTAGAGACAACGGCAAGTACAAAGGACATGACTTTCCGGGCACTAATAGTAAGATGAGTGAAAGTGATTGTGCTCAAATGTTAATCAAGCTCAAGTACTTCGATCGATGGCAACGTCGTCGTACAGAGATTGCTGAATACTATATGGAAGAATTACAAGAGTGGGTTGATGTTGTTATGCCCGGCGCTGGTGTAGAAAGTGCTTGGAGTAAATTTGTCATACGCTTAACTGAACGACACGGATTAAAAAATCACTTACTAGAAGCCGGTATTGAAACACGGTTTAACTACGATACTCCGCTGTTTGAAATGCCTGTGGGCTATAACTATGCAGACTATGCTCACGAACTATACAGAGAAAGCACAGCATTTAGTAGAGAGTGTTTAAGTTTACCTATCTATCCAGAATTAACAGACAGTGAAATAGAAACTGTAGTAGATGAAATTAAAATTTTCTTGCGTTAAAACGTTCTTGCAACCAAGCCCACTCGAAGCTTAGTTTTAATTTTTCATAGTCGCCACCGACTTCATTGTAATATCTTACAGCATCATTGGCGCCAGCTAAACATTCTTCAGCAAAATCACCTTCGGCCACTGTGCACCAAGTTGCTAGTCTATGACCAGTTTCTAATGTAGGTTGTATAGCTATAAAGTGTTTTAGTTTAACTACTTCGCGGAAAGCAGTACGCCAAGTCATCCATTCACTTTGATTAAAGTGTGCTATGCCACTCAGGATAGGCACAGACTCGTGTGGCTGACTTAGTGTAAAGTCAATGCCAGGAGTATTGTTTGCTAATACCAATTGTTTGTTATAAGCAATCATGCCTTGATGTCCATATTCCAACCCATTTACAGGATTACGCGAGTTAAAGATATAGTGCTTCGGTTCTTGGAAATAATCCGGGAGCCATGTAAACCAAGGAAAGTCACTGCCTAAAACTTCTAACTTAGCAAACACAGCAAAGAACCACGGCGTACGGCTCCGACGTGCAGCTTCTCGATAAGCGGCAACTCGCCCATTTACTCCGCGTACCCATTCTATGTTATTAGTGTTACTCATATAACATAAATGTTCGTACCAACGTTCTTCATCTGGCTCACCATTAGATATGTAGACTATGTCTAGACAATCACGGCCACCTAAGTAGTCATTTAACCTAGGTTTTGCGTCTTCAATGTAGGGATAATCGTAGATTTGTGTGCGTAGATCTTCCTTAATATCTCGAGGTACTATCGCAGTAGCACCTGCGGTACTAATGCGTACTACAG